TCAAGACATCATGGTGCAAGATGTGTGTTTCGGAAGACAATCGGGAACGGAATGAAAGGAAGAAATGAAAACAGTTAAACTTTCCAATTTAAAAGTCGGCGACCTTTTCATCCATAAAGGAGCAGTATACGAAATTATTGCAAAGGATAAATGGACTTCTTGTTGTAGATATTTAAATGACAAGTATCGCTTTGGTAGTTGGTGTCAATACTTGTATTGTGATTTTAGTAATTACACAAAAGTGGAAATTTAATATTAACATATTGATTATGAAACAGACAGTAGAAGAAGCTGCAAAGGAAGCAAGAATGGCAAGTGCCGAAACATTGACCACCTATGGTACACATACGTCACTTGATGATTTTACATATTTATCCCATGATGAAATTGCAGAAGCTGCATTTATAAAAGGTGCAGACTGGCAGGCAAAGCAATCTCCGTGGATAAGCGTTGAGGACAAGGCTGGTTGTGACACATCTGGCGACTGTATTGTAATGGTTATGAATGGTGATATATTCAAAGCGTATTTTTCATCTGAAAACAAATGGATGAAAAGTGATGGCGGCTATTATGATGAAGTGATAGATGATGTTGTTGCATGGTTTCCCACCCCCTCTTTCGATGATATACTCGAAGCCAACAAGGATGTACTGGAACGGATTAAGGAGAAAGGAGTGAAAAATGAAATATCATAAAGTAAAGAAAAAGCAAAAATTTGAAAGGGTTTGTTACAACTGTAAGCATTATTATAAATGTACTGACAGATTTAACAAAGATACTATAAACTGTGATAAATTCAAATTTAAAGCTTTATGCAAGAGTGTTTAAAAAGGAGTGAGAAATGAAAACAAAACAAGTATTATCAGTCGAACAGATGAAGCATTTGAAGGAGCTTGGGCTGGACACAAGCGATGGAAGCATGTGTTGGTGCTACGCTCTTTTTGGTAAAAATGCAAAATGGGAACTTGAAATATATGAAGATGTAATTGATCAAAAACGAGATAGTGCATTTTGGGAAATAATTCCCACTTACACCTTGCAGGACATTTTTGATAAGCTGCCGCGATACATAAATGTCTTCTGTATAACGTATAAGCTGTGCGTTGAGCCTCTTTTTGCTGGTCCTTGGGCTATAAGTTATCAAAAAAGCATGTCTGAACCATTCATCGTTAAAGTTTCCGGAAATCTATTGGATGCAGCCTACGAGATGCTGTGCTGGTGTATTGAAAATGGGTATATTAAAACTAATCAGTTATGAAAGCAAGAATAAAATCAACCGGAGAGATTGTAGAGGTTGAAGACTTATATGATGATGGGACTGCCTTAGTGAATGGTAGGTATTTCAAAGTGTCAGAACTCGACTTCTTTGATAATTTTGAAACTATTGATTGGGAGCAAAGGCGTTATGAATTGGCAAAATCTGCTATGCAAGGGTATTGTATTGCTTTAGGAATAAACGATGACAGTGAAACTTATGATGATATTGCAATAGGCTCTTTGAGGGTGGCTGATGCACTAATAAATAAATTGAAAGGGAAATAACCATGGATATAGAAGAAGTAAAAAACAAGAAAGCGAAAGCCGAAATGGAGATAGCTCATATTCTGGAAAAACTTGAAGCCGAAACGGGTTTAAAAGTCAGCAACATGTTTTATATATGCAGAGAAAAGGATAAATCTGCGTTAGCTGTTTCCCCCATAGAGCATATAAAAACCAATATAATCTTAACGTTGTAATCATGGAAATTTCCGATAGGTTATCAGTTGATATAAGCCTTAAAAAGAAGGAGGGGTAAATATGCAGAATGAAATTTCGTGGAACGAAAATACTTATTATAAGATTTACAATCCATATAGTGATATTTCTCCTTTAGAACCGTGTGATGCACCCAAAATGAAAAAATATCGCCCAAAAGATGATAGGTGTACAAACAAGCAGATTGCGAAACGCAGGAAGAAGAATAAAAACCGTAAAACGCATAGGAGAAAATAATCATGGAAATAAAGAACGGAATAATAATAGACGGAGTGCTGCATGTATTGAAGGAAGCGAAACATGATTATTGTTTAAAATGTTCGTTACGGAATAAATGCGATAATAGCGATTATCTTATTTGTGATATGTTTGGCGCGGGTCATGATGATTATTTTATCAATTGTGGCAAAGTAACAGATATTAAGATAGATAAGGAGGAATAACTATGGGATTTACAACACCGTGTTTCATACGTAAAAATACTGCTAATATTAGAAATAGATTAGAAGAATTTGGTTACTATTGTAATCCATATGTAGGTTGGCGTAATTTATACTACAATTTATGCACTTGTATATTTGGAGCTAATATGGTTTATTCATTGGACGATGATGATACAGATGATCTTGAAAAAATAGATGGTCTTATTGATTGTGGAATGAATGAGGAACTTTTCCTTGCTATCGCTGCATTGAGGGATGATACAGACAAGTACCAATGGTTTACGGATGGAGATAAATGGATTCTGTGTCCTGAAATCAAGTTCTCTACCTATTGGGCTTACAATGATGTTGACATTAACACGGATACCATTCACAAGGCTACCGTAAACGAACTGATTGAACACTTTAAAGAAAAAGAATGAAAGCACATGTAATGAAACTTGAAAACAATTGTGTGATTGTTGACGAGGAATATTTTAATGAGATAAAGAAGGAG